TTATACAGAAGTAGTTCACCAAAATGGTGAAAGAGCTGTTAAAATTCTTAAAGGTGAATATAAGGGTATTGTATATCAATACGGTAAGATTGAACTTGTTCCTAGAGCAGAATCTGAAATACCTAAAATTAATTTTGACAGAGCAGTTCGTGTCTGTCCAGAAGAATTACTAAATACTATATCGGAAGATAAAGAATTTAATCAACTTATGGGTAATATACTCATAGAATTATTAGCTAATCAAGGTATTGAAGAACTTAATCGTGGAGTTAGTTAAAAAAATAATTATTGGTAGTTTATTCTTTCAAACAAACGCAATTGGAGCCCACATGGAATATAGTAACGAATTTAGAATAAGACTTAAAGAAGAACTCATTGCAGATGAAGGATCTGTATTAAAAGTATATAGAGATCATTTAGGATATTATACAGTTGGTGTTGGACATCTTATTACTCCAAAAGATGAAGAATGGGGAGTTGATATAGGAACACCAATTACACAAACAAGAGCAGATGAACTTTTCTTTTATGATCTAAATAATATTCTTAAAGAATGTGAAGATCATTTTCATCAGAATTGGGAACTTTGGCCAGAAGAAGTTAAATTGATTATTGCAAACATGGCATTCAATTTAGGTATAACTAAACTAAAGAAATTTCAACTGATGCTCACAGCTATAAATGCAGAAGATTATAAAACTGCATCAAAAGAAGGTTTAGATTCTAGGTGGGCAAAACAAGTTTATAATCGTGCAAGGCGATTAATGGATAGGTTACGCGATATTGACGTAACTGATTAAAAATAGGAAATATATTATGGAACCAGAAAGAGTAGTGTAAGTGCATTTTTACACTAATGTACAGAAGTATAGAGACTTCATATTAGCTCGTGGAATAAAGAACGGGAAACGGTATATTAAGAGATTACAATACGAACCGACACTTTATATTCCAACAAACAAACAATCCCCTTTTAAATCTGTTAAAGGTGAATTCTTACAAGCTAAGAAGTTCGGCTCGATTAATCATGCTCGTAATTGGAAAAAGAAATTCAAAGGCACGAATGTTGATATTCATGGTTTAGATTCATGGGAATATACTTACATCAATGAGAGTTTTCCTAGTGATATAAATTTTGATATTAAACAATTAAATATTCTTTGTATTGATATAGAGTGTGAATGTGAAAATGGATTTCCAGAACCTATTGATGCAGAAGAAAAGGTCAATGCGATTACAATGAAATTATTTGGACATGATACTATTCATGTCATAGGAACAGATAATTTTGATTTTAAAACAGACAATCCAAATATAAAATATCATAAATGTCAACATGAAAAACAGTTGTTGAAAACTTTTATGGAAGTTTGGGATGAACTTGAGCCTGATATAGTAACTGGTTGGAATGTTGAATCATTTGATATGGCATATCTTATCAATCGTATTTGGAAATTATTTAATTGGGATACAGCTACTAAATTATCACCACACAATCTACTTACTTCTAGAGAGTGGTTTTATATGGGTCAAAAGAAACAGATAGCTTATAACATTTCTGGAGTTGCAACACTTGATTACTTACAGATGTATAAAAAGTTTACATACATTACAAGAGAAACATATAGGTTAGATCACATTACAGAAGTAGAACTTGGTAAAAAGAAAATTGATTATTCAGAATTTGGTGCTATGCATTTGTTTTATAGAAATGATTATCAGAAATTTTTAGAATATAATATTAGAGATTGTGAATTAGTAGAAGCTTTAGATGATAAGCTTCAGTTAATGGATTTATTAGTTACTATGGCTTATAGTGCTAAGTGTAATTTTACAGATGTATTTGGTTCAGTAAGATATTGGGATTTATTAATCTATAATTTCTTGAAAAAGAAAGGAATGATTCCACCACCAAAGAAAGGGAAACAAGATTCTAGAATTGTTGGAGCTTATGTAAAAGAACCACAAGTGGGACAACACAAATGGGTAATGTCATTTGATTTAAATAGTCTGTATCCACATTTAATCATGCAATATAATATGAGTCCTGATACTCATTTACCAAATAAATTTAATCAAGATATTTCAGTTAATAAACTACTTGAAGGTGAAGTTGATATAACTTCATTGACTACTTCAACAGTTACACCGAATGGTGCCATGTTTAGTACAAAACGACAAGGTTTTTTACCTGAGCTATTAGAAGAAATGTATGATGAAAGAGTGTTGACTAAAAATAAAATGATACAACACAGAAAAGAATTAGAAAAGACAGCTAAAGATGATACAACCACAAAAAGAAAATTAGAATATGCAATCACTGCTGAAAATAATAATCAGATGGCTGCAAAGATTGCTCTTAACTCATGTTATGGAGCTTTAGGTAATCAGTATTTTAGATACTTTAACAGAGATATAGCTGAAGGAATTACAACAGCAGGTCAGTTAAGTATTAAGTGGGTTGAAAAAGCTGTTAATGCATACATGAATAAATTATTAGAAACTGATGAAGATTATGTAATAGCTATTGATACTGATTCAATCTATGTAACTTTTGATGCATTAGTTAGTAAAGTAAATCCTAAAAATCCAGTAGATTTTTTAGATACAATTGCTAAAGAAAAACTTGAACCTATGATTAACGAATCGTATGAAGAATTAGCTTCTTATATGAATGCTTATGACAATAGAATGCATATGGGTAGAGAAGTTATAGCTGATAAGGCAATTTGGACTGCAAAGAAAAGATATATTCTTAATGTACATGATTCAGAAGGTGTTAGATATAAAAGTCCACGCCTTAAATTGATGGGAATTGAAACAGCTAAATCTTCTACTCCAATGTGGTGTAGAAAGAAATTAGCACAAGGTATTAAAGTTGTAATGAATGAAACAGAACATGATGTTTGGGAATTTATTACAAATGCTAGGAATGAATTTTCAAAATTACCGATTGAAGAAATATCTTTTCCAAGAGGTTGCCAAAATGTAACTAATTATTCTAATGCTGCGTCAATATATAGGAAAGGAACGCCAATTCATGTAAGAGGATCACTTCTTTACAATAACTATTTGTCTAAATACAATATAGACAAGAAATATCCTGTTATTACAAATGGTGAGAAAGTCAAGTTTTGTTATTTGAAAATGCCTAATGTAATTAATGAAAATGTGATATCTTTTGTCAATGCGTTACCTAAAGAGTTTGAATTAGAACCTTATATTGATTATGAAACACAATTCAATAAATCTTTTGTCGAGCCTTTAGGAGTAATTTTAAATAAGATTGGGTGGACTACTGAACCAGTATCCACTCTTAATGAATTTTTTGGGTGAACATGAATCCCTTTATATATAAAGCAAAAGTAATAAAAATAGTTGATGGTGATACCATTGATGTAATGTTAGATATGGGATTTAACTCTTTTCAAAAAGGTAGAGTTAGACTTCTAGGAATAGACACACCAGAATCACGCACTCGCGATAAAGTAGAAAAGAAATATGGATTAGCTGCTAAACAATTCTTAGTAGATTGGGTTGAAAAGTATCCATATATTTTAGTAGAAAGTGGTAAGAAAGGAAAGTTTGGTAGAATCTTAGGAAATCTATATAATCCTGATAAGACAGAATGTTGGAATGACATGGCTGTTGAAGCACATCATGCAGTGGCCTATCATGGACAAAGTAAAGATGACATTAAAGAAGCTCATTTAGAGAACAGAAAGCGATTGACAGAATCGGGTTTTGTGTTATAATAGATATATGAATACTGAAATAAGTTATATTTTTTTAACACTTCATATGATTACATGGGTTTTATTAATCATAACTTATGTTGAACTACATTCTTTTAAAAAATGGGTTCGACAAATTATAGATTATGAAACTACTCTCAAAAAGAAAAGGAGAGAATTAAGAAACGGAGATTGATTATGAGTTATTTGAAAAATCTGATTAGAACTACAGGTAATGAGTTCGCTTCTATTGTAGAAGAAGGTGTAGCAGCCGCTGATGTCAGTGGATATATTGACACAGGTTCGTATATATTTAACGCTTTATTATCTGGTTCAATATATGATGGATTACCCGACAATAAAATTACAGCATTAGCAGGTGAATCTGCAACGGGT